TAGCAAAAAAATTAAACATCACAGTAAATGGTGATGCTTATTTCTATGTAAAAGGCAATAAAGTTGAACAAATTGATGGCAGTGTTGAACAGTACATTAAAGGTGATTATACACAGACTGTACAAGGTATACACACTGTAACATCTTTTGGTAACATGAAAATTAATGCTGGTTCAAATCCTGGGCTTGTTCCTGGACTACAAAGTAAACTAACAATCAAAACATCTTTGGTTAATGTGAGTGGTGATCTTCAAGTTGAAGAAGCTTTGTCATCTGGTTATATTTTCTCTAGAGGAAGAATAGATGCTGGTTTGGGTGTTGCTGCAGGACCATATGGTTTCAATTCTCTTCTTGGCGGTATCTCTATTGGTCTACCAACTCCAGCAATACCAGCCACGATCATGTGTTCAGGTCCAATAACTTCATATTCAAGTATGTCTGCACCACTCGGCACTTATGGAATATCATCATCGATACTAGGTTTCGATGTTATAAACACACTTTTGAGAAAAGTACATACGCATATTGCGAAAGGTGGTCCAACAAGCCCACCACTTCAACAAGAAACATACATTTAAGGATTATATTATGGCTGGAGTATACGCACTATTAGAATTTGACACCACAGATCCTATTGCCAACGGTGCGGTGGAAGAGTTGAGCCAATCGGTTCAAACGCAAATGAAAATGATGCCAAAGATGTTGCAACCTTGGCAAGAAACTGATTTGATTTCGGATGAACAAGAACAATATTTTGTTAATCCAATGGCCAACATTACCAATACGATTTGGTCTACAGCAAATTCTTGCGTTGCACAGTCTTTTAATTCACTTGCAACCGCAGGTTCTGGTGGTGCATCTAGTTATTGGGATGCATCCAATGGAAACATAATCATCACTTTTAGTAATCCTGGCGTTGCAAACGTTATGAATGTCGCTTTGATGATGGTCAAAGAACTTTCAACAAATGTGTCAAATAATTTTATGATACATACAAATCGAATATCAAATGTTATTCCATTGGATTTCGATATAACTTTACCACATTATGAAACTGCGATAGGTTATGGAAAGATGATAATGTATATTACCAATCAAACGGATAATATACAAAACAACTCACCAATGATTGGTAGTTTTTCCAGTCTTTTTTTAGCAAATACACTTAGTGGTTATGCAAATTCGTTTGTTTCTATTAATAATGTTTACTTGGGTTCAATTGTAAACAACGTTTCTTCACTAAGTTTGACGGATGCAAACCAATTTTCGAATGCAGCCAACCTAGTTTCCAGTACAATGGATACTTATAGACAAAAAGACACCAATTTCTTTCAAAACTCACAAATGATTGTTGATAGATATAATGATGTTAGTCAATTCAATAGGGTCGGTCAAACCGAACTGTTTTTAATTAACAATTACATCGGAACTCAGAATTTGAAGAATAATCTGGCAAATACCGGTAATACATCCTAAAATTTCGAAATTTTTCGTTCCGGCCCAAGAATTTTCTCCGACGAAACCAAAAGTCCAAAAAAGCGTTTTACTCCTAGACATAAATAAAAGATGGCACAAACACTAAACAAACTATATTCGGACATAGATTTCACCTTCACCAGAGTACCGGTGACTGGTGATGTTGCCGTTAGTTATGATTTTCAAGCTGTCACACGTTCCGTCAGAAATTTGTTACAAACAAATAACTACGATAGACCTTTTAATCCTGATTTGGGTTCAAGATTGAATGCATTATTGTTCGAACCAATGAATCCTTTGACGGAAAACAGTATACAAAACGAAATTGCTCTGATGCTTGAAGCCTATGAACCTAGAGTAATTTTGCAAAAGGTGAATGTGGAAGCAGATGATGCTAGGAATGCCTACAATGTGACAATAAGTTTCTTCTTACAAAATGCTACCACACCAACATCAATAACAATACTTTTAGAGAGAAACCGATAAATGGCTGGAGCAAATAGCAATATTCAGATAACGGATTTGGATTTTAATGACATTAAAACCAATCTGAAGAACTATCTAAAGTCACAAAACGCTTTAAAAGACTACAATTTTGAAGGTTCAGCACTCTCTGTACTATTAGACATACTTTCATATAATACGCAATACAATGCATATTATTTGAACATGGTTGCAAATGAGATGTTCTTAGACTCCGCAATTCAGAGAGAATCTGTTGTTTCATTAGCAAAATTACTGAATTATACACCAAAATCCGCAATTGCACCTGAGGCCACTATTAATGTTCTCGTCAATCAAGTCACAGATGCATCACTAACACTACCAAAGAATACACAATTTTTATCTGAAAATATCGATGGTGTCAACTACAATTTTGTTACAACAGATGCATCAACTGTTGCCGTTTCTGGCCAACAAGCATTATTTTCAAATGTATCAATAAAACAAGGTATTGTTGAATCAATATCATATGAAGTCGATTCAACTACAAATCCAACTTATACATTCTCTATTCCAGATGAAAATGTTGACACCACAACACTTTTGGTATCGATACAACAATCCATTTCAAATACAACATCTGAAATCTATACAAAAGCATCAGATGTTTTGTTGTTAACAGGTGATTCAACAGTTTATTTCTTGCAAGAGAGTGTTAATGGATTGTATGAAATTAATTTTGGTGATGGTATACTTGGTAAACAACTTGTGGATGGTAACATTGTCAACCTAAGTTACTTGTCCACAAACGGTTCGGCTTCTGCTGGCGCAAATAGTTTCATCAATATGGACGCAATTGGAGGATTCTCCAATGTTGTGGTTACAGCTGTGCAAGCAACATCTTATGGGCAAGATAAAGAATCCGTAAGTTCGATAAAGTTTCAGGCACCAAAGTCTTTCTCTGCACAGAAACGTGCAGTAACTAAAGAAGATTATATCACCGCAATTCAACAGAACAACTTGGGTTATTCTTTTGATGCTGTCAACGTTTGGGGTGGGCAAGAAAATGATACGCCAATTTATGGACAAGTTTTCGTTTGTTTAAAACCAGCAGGTTCTTACAATCTGACACAACTACAAAAACAGAAACTGATACAAGACGTTATCCGACCAATTTCTGTTCTGACAGTTACACCAACAATTGTGGACCCAGACTACACATACCTACAACTGACTGTAAATGTGTTGTATGATCCAAGTAAAACAAACTTGACTTCTTCACAAATTAAAACAAACGTAAAAAATGCGATTTCTAATTTGGCTGTAAGTCAGTTGAATACTTTCAATTCAACATTCAACATTACAAATTTCAATAATGCAGTCAACAATGTTAGCCCATCAATCATTACAAATGAAATAAATCTACAAGTTCAGAAAAAATTCTTGCCAATTTTGACCGTGCCGACGACATATAATTTGTATTATGGAACATCACTCAAAAAAGGTATGTTTCAAAGCGGAATTAGTACATCACCATCATTGCAATTCAGAGATATAGACAATTTAATAACAATTATTAATGGTGTACAGATTGAAGAAGTTCCTTCATCAACTGGTGGTATTGATTCAATTTCAATTATTAATCCAGGTTTTGGTTATCAGATCGCACCAACAATTCAAATTCTTGGTGACGGAATTGGTGCAACAGCTGAGAGTACAATTTCTGCCACAGGTACTCTAAAGTCGATTAATATAACCAACAAAGGTTCTGGTTATACCAGTGCGATTGTTAAGATCACACCAAAATCAAATGATACCACAGGCCAATTAGGTGCTGCAATTGCAAATCTTGAAGGTCGTTATGGCACATTAAGATCATATTATAATAATAACGAAAACGTGAAGGTCATATTGAATGGTTCTGTTGGCACAGTCGATTATAACTTGGGTGTTATCACACTTGAAAACTTCAATCCTTATGGTGTACAGAATGATCTTGGTCAACTAACAGTTTCTGCAAATCCAACAACGTCGATTATCTCATCAACTTATAATAGGATCATCACAGTAGATCCATTTGATCCGAATTCGATTATTGTCAACGTAACAGCTAAGTAAAATGATTCCTGATTTTCAGAAGACTTCGTTACTAATACCTTCTCAACTTCCCTCTTTTGTGAGGGAAAATCCGGACTATGACAAGTTCGTTACGTTCTTGCAGGCATACTATGAATGGATGGAAGAGAATGGTAATGTCACAGAGAGAAGTAAAAACATTCTCAACTATAAAGATATTGATAGAACATCAGAAGAATTTATAGAATATTTTACGAATGAGTTCCTTCAGTATTTTCCACAAGAAGTTTTAATTGATAAACGTACTGCTGTAAAGTATGCTCGTCAACTATACTACACAAAAGGTACACCAGCATCTTATCAATTCTTGTTCAGAATTTTATACGATTCCGATTTCGATATCTTCTATACAAAAGATGCAGTTTTAAAAGCTTCTGATGGTTCTTGGTATGTTGCAAGAAGTTTAAAGTTGACAACAGGCAATAAAAATTTCTTAAAAGTTAATAACTATAGACTGTTTGGTGAAACAACAAAGTCGATTGCAACAATTGAAAATGTAACATCGACAGGCAATAGAGTTGAAGTATTTATTTCAGACATTACAAGATTGTTTCAGTCTGGTGAATTTGTTAGAGTAGTTGATACAAACAACCAAGACGTTTTGTTTGGTGGTCAACCACTCAGAGCAAAAATTGTCGGTCAAATTAGTCAGATAAGAATTGATCCAAATAGAAGAGGTTTATTGTATCAAACTGGTGATCCTGTAGTAATTTATGGTGGTCTGAACTCTGCCAATGGAGTTGGTGCATCTGCAACAGTTGGAGCAACAACATCAGGATCGATTCAACGTATCAACGTTGTTGATGGAGCTTATGGATTTAGAACTGATCCAAATACAATTATTTCTATCACAAATGCACCTGGAGCTTCTGCTGCGGTTGGTTCCGTAGATCCAAATCCAACAAAAACTGCAAACGTTACTTTATTATCTATAGAAGCCATCAATCCAAAAAGATTTGTCACAATTGGCAACACAAATTATGGTTTCACAAATGTAGCTTCAGCAAATGCAAATACCAGATTATCTGATGCATTTAGTTTCACTCAATTTGCAGCATATCCAATATCTTCTGTTATTGTTACAAATGGTGGTGGTGGAATCAGAACTATTCCAACAGTGCAAGCAACATCTGTATATCAAAATGATTTAGGTGATTCAATTGATCTTGGTAATTTAGGCATACTCTCACCAATTCAAATTTTAAATGGTGGGCATGGTTATCAAGCAAATGATCAAATTGTTTTTTCTGGTGGATCTGGTGTTGGTGCTCGAGCAAATGTGGTGGCTGTTTCTAACACAGGTTCTATTACAGATGTTGAATACGTTTATGGTCCTGTGAGAGATTATCCACTTGGTGGTTTAGGTTATTCAGAATTATCTATACCAACAGTAACTGTGCAATCAGCCAATGTGCAAGCCGCAAATGCAAGTTTGGTTGTTCCTGGTGTACTTGGTAGAGGTGCAACATTCTCTCTTGTAACAGATAGAACAGGTGCAGTAACAACAATTAACATTAGTAATCCAGGTGAAGATTATGTTTCTGCACCTGGCGTTTCTTTAAAAGTTGAAGATATTTTAGTTTCCAATGTTGGTTCATCAGTAATACAAAGTGGAGATGTTATTTTCCAAGGAGTTGATGCAAACACCTCGACATATTTGGCATATATAGATTCTTTTTCTGTATATCAATTCAATGCTGACCCAGCACAAACGATATACAACTTGCGTGTCTATAATTACAACTCAACACCAAATACTGCATTACCACTAAGAACAGAAAACAATGTTAACTTACAAATGGTTGGCGCAGCACTAGATTCGAACTACAATTCTAGCGGCGTCAGAAGATATGGTGATGGTAACGCAAGAGCTAATGCATCTTTCTTGAATGGACTAGTTGTAAGTCAAGGGCAATACCTAAACTCAAGAGGTAAACCAAGTTCTTCGGACGTATTGCAAAGTAAAATCTATAACAACTTCACTTATATAATCAGTGTCGAAAAAGAAATTGAAAAGTATAGAGAAATTCTACTGAACCTGTTGCACCCAACAGGAATGAATTTCTTAGGTCGTTATGTATTGAGATCGAATACCGATTATCAACTCGACACTTACAGTGCAGTATTCCAAGGTTACCCATTAGACTACTATACAGGTTATACCGGTACGCAAGCACACATTTATACTAGTTTTACAAATGGCAGTAACAACATAGTTTATTTTGATGACTTAGCTGGTGCAAATCTTGCCAACATCATATTTGCAAACACAGATACACTTGTTCTGAAAACAACAAATGGTCCACAGGTATCTTCAAAAGTTATTTCTGTTGATAGTGCTGCAAATACAGTAACACTCGAAAACAATGTTTGGTTGACTTATGCTAATGTTGCATTCGTATCTGGCAATTCTGGTTCGAACGTCATAAATATTAGATCATTGACCAGTGCTTATAATATTGTGAACAATGGTCAGTATAGTAACACAGATTATCCGATCAAAGATATCGTTTATGTTGGCGATACAATTTTGGTGGACAACAACACAAGTAAGGTTGTACAGAGTGTTGACTTTGAAAACGATAAGATTTATTTGACAGCGAATCTAACATCAAATGTTGGTAATACATTAATGTCAGTCAACAGAACATTCATTGCAAACACTGCACTGAACTCAAGACAGATATTCATTTATGGTGCAGTTGGGCAAGTTTATATACCGGAACTTACAACAGAAGATGGACTTTCAATAACAACTGAAGATGGTAGAACACTTCTATTAGGATAAAAAATGTCAACAGTAAAAATTACAGACTTAGCATCAAAAACGCTGGCAACAAACACTGCAAATACAATATTTGTTGGTGTGGACTTGCCGAGTGGTGTAACAGGAAAATATACAGCCAAAGACTTAGTTGATAATCTGTATGCGAATGATCCTTTGAACATTGGTGATTCAATTATATTTGCTGACAGTACCACACAAAACACCTCTTTTGCTGCGGCCGCATCATATGCAAACGCTGCATTCTTAAGAGCCAATGCGGCATATGGTTCACAGAACACAACAGGAACTTATGCGAATGCTGCATTCTTGGTAGCAAATACACCACACGCTATTGCAAACTCTGCTGCATTATATGCAAATGGTGCTTTCATTCAAGCCAATGCTGCATTCTTGGTAGCAAATACACCTACACATGTAGCCAACTCAGCAGCACTTTATGCGAACGGAGCTTTCGCAAAGGCAAATGCCGCACTGGCCAATACAACAGGAACTTTTGCTGGTGATCTGACAATTACGGGCAACACACAAACTCAAGCAATTAATACTGGTAACTTAACTGTAGTTGGAACATCGGCAGTATCCGGCAATGCAAACTTTGCTGGTATAATTAATGTGACTGGTGCAGTGAACATGAATGCAACACTCGTTCTTGCCAACTCCAATTTCTCTGCAACGGAAGCTGCCTTCAGAATTACAGCAGCAGGAAATTCACAACCTGTAACACAGGCCGGTACAATGTTGCAAATAACCGGCAAATCAAACACGCCGACCAGAGTGCTTATTGATTCTTTTGGTACATCAAATGCATCCTATTCTCTTATTGCTGGTAGAACTGCCAGAGGTACAGTAGATGCACCAGCACCAACACAGAACAACGATATACTATTGCGTATTGCTGGTAACTCATATGGTAATACAGGATACGCACCATTTGGTGATGCAAGAATCGATTTTGTTGCTTCTGAAGATCATTCAGACACCGCTCGTGGTTCTAGAATAAGATTTTGGAATACACCAAATGGTTCAAATGTTGTTAATGAAATTGCTTCGTTTAATGCCGATTCTGTGTATTTTACTGGTACCGTGTCACCAGAAAAAGGATTCGTCTATACACCAAGAATATTAGGTCCTCAGACTGCAATCACTATTGACTTTGCAACAAATTCAATGATCAGAGCAACATTCAGTTCAACATTGACAATCTCTTTCTCAAACTATACATATGGTAAAGTTGTTGAGGCATGGATAACAAACACCGCAGGCACAGGCCAAACAATTAACCTTGGTGTCTTGGCAAATAACTCCACAACAGGTTCTGCAACACTATCTGTTGCATCAAATAGATCAGCAAAGTTACAGTACTTCAGTATTGACGGCGATTTAGCAAATACTTTCTGTGCAATAACTTACGCTTAATAAATAACTCACTATGACAAATAAAATCGTAATCACACCTGAAGCTAAGCTCTTACAAGTGCAACAGAGTTATTATGCGCCTGTTGCCGTAATCGCAGCAAAAAACAATTTGCCTGTTGAAACAAACTATTGTTTTCTTTCCAGAGTTGATCCGTGGCCAGTAGCAAATACACCACCTGTTCCAGGATTAGATCAGAAGAGTAGAAAAGAAATCTTCAAAAATATCTTTGCAGTTAAAAAAGTAAACACATCAGATATTTCTCCAGTCATTCAACGAATAAATTGGGAATCAGGAACAATTTTTGATTACTATCGTGACGACATTAATATGTTGGAACAAGATGTAAATGGAAATTTAGTTTACAATTTCTATGTTAAGAATAGATACGATCAAGTCTTTAAGTGTTTGTGGAACGGCAACGGTGTGCCAGCAACAGATGAACCAATGTTCACACCCGGCACATACGGAACAAATAACATTTATGTCGGTTCGGATGGTTACAAATGGAAATTTATCTATTCGATTGACACCGGTTTAAAAGTTAAATTCATGGATACAAAGTGGATGCCTGTTGGTGTCAGCACAACTTCATTGAATGCATTAACAGCTCCAGAAGGTATTGGTGGAGTTGAAGTTATAAATGTTTACAATGGTGGTTCTGGTTACGATGCACCCAATGCAACGATTACTGTAACTGTAACTGGTGATGGCAATGGTGTAGTTGCAACGGCCAACACATCAAACGGATCTATTATAGATATTATCGTTACAAATCCTGGTGCAAATTATACGTATGCAAACGTAACTATCACATCAGCCTTAGGTAGTGGTGTTGTTGCATATGCAAATACATCACCTGTCGGCGGCCACGGTTTTGATCCAATTTCTGAACTTGGTTGTTCACATGTTATGTATTCAGTTGAGTTTAATGGTTCTGAAGGCGGTGAAATACCAACCGATATCGACTTTCACCAATTAGGTTTGGTGGTAAATCCAACTTCTAAACAAACAACTCCAAATCCTGCAACCGGTTCAATCTATAGAACAACGACCGATTTGGTTGTTGCTCCAGGTTTTGGTACTTTCCAAAAGGATGAAATTGTTTATCAAGGTTCTTCTTTAGTTGCAGCAACATTTACTGCAAAAGTTTTAAGTTTCGATGTTGCAAGCAATGTACTTAGACTCATAAATACAACAGGCACACCAGCACTTAATGGTTCCGTTTACGGAAACACATCATCAACAGCAAGAACTGTACTAACCGTCAGTTATCCAAACTTTGTTTTATTCTCTGGTTACTTGGCATATATAGAAAATAGAGAAAGCATTCAAAGAAGTTTTGACGGCATAGAACAATATAGATTCGTATTAGGTTACTAAAGGAAAAAAATGGCTCTGAATTTTAACGTTGATCCATATTACGATGATTTCGACCCATCAAAGAATTTTCATCGTATTCTTTTTAAACCAGGCGTTGCAGTACAGGCAAGAGAATTAACACAATCTCAAACAATTCTGCAAAGCCAGATTTCCAAATTTGCAGATAACATTTTTTCACAGAACACACCAGTTACTGGTGGTAAAGTTACTGTCAATCAAAATTGTTATTATTTAAAACTAAATGCACAATACAATAGTGCTGACATTGTTGCTGGTGATTTCACCAATAAAATTATTCAGGATTCAACCGGTCAAATTATTGCGAAAGTAATTAAGACAGCAGAAGCAACAGGTACAGATGCTGCAGCAGGCGATCCACCAACACTGATTGTTACATACCTTTCTGGTACTCAGTTCAGTGATGGCATGGATGTTTTCCCTGCTGATGGTTCCAACTTTGCAGCAACAATTATTGGTACTCTTGGTGGTTCAACAGGCGTAGGTCTTTCTTCTGTTGCATCCATTTCTGATGGTGTTTTCTACATTGTCAACGGATATTCACAGTCAAGTACACAGAATGAAGATGGTTCTTATACCAAGTATTCAATTGGTAACTTCGTATCTGTTCAACCACAAACAACAATACTGGACAAGTACAGTTCATCACCGTCCTATCGTGTTGGTTTGTCGATCCAAGAAACAATCGTAGACTATATTGACGACCCATCACTATTGGATCCCGCAGTTGGTGCATCAAACTACCAGGCACCAGGTGCAGACAGATATCAAATCAATCTGACACTCACAACATTACCATTAGAATTGGGTAATGATGATGCGTTCGTTGAGTTGCTGAGAATTGAAAATGGTAATGTACAGAAACAAGTCGATAATACAGTATATTCTGTCATCGATGAATACTTTGCAAAGAGAACTTCTGAAACAAACGGTGATTATATCGTTAGTAATTTCAAGATAACACCTTCTGCAAACACGATTGACGCAAATACATACATCTTAGGCGTTGGTCCTGGTATTGCTTATGTTCAAGGTTTCAGATTAGAAAACCAGTCAACACTACAAATTACATCTGATCGTGCAAGAACAACAGATTCTGTTAATAACAATAGTAACTTTATTGATTATGGAAACTACATCTACGTTGACAATTTAAAAGGTCAAGGTAATAGTTTCTTTGATATCACAACCGGCAGCCCAGTAGATTTTCATATTGTTGGTACCGCAAGTGTTAACAGAGCAAACACAACAACCTACAATTCAACTTTAGCTGGCAGCGGTTACATTCGTGCGGTAACTTATGTTCAGGCTTCCAATGGTTCGAACACACAAACATATACTTACAAGGCACATATCTTTGATCTTGCAAGTAAAACTCTTTCGAGCAACGTTTCTGCTGCGAACACCAACTTTACAACACTGTATGTTGGTACCGCTGGCCTATTGTCTAACGTTGCAAATGCGTATGTTGGTTGTTCTATAACAATCGACTCAGGTACAGATGCTGGTGATGCAAGAACAATCACCTATTACGATCCAAACAACAAGACAATTCAAACTGATGCACCATTCACAATCGCACCTGACGGAACATCTCAGTTCTCAATTCGTTTTGGTGTAAAAGATTTTGAAACGATTGTGCAACCTGTTTCGGGCACACCATATACTTTCCAAGGTAGTGCAAGTGTTAGTAACTTAGGTAAAGTAAACAATGTTGCTTCGGGTTATACACAGTTATTCAATCCAGGAAATCCACAACTGATCTTCCCATTGGGTAACAAGTTTGTTTCTGCCGTAACAGATTCTTCTTTCACAACACTACAAGAATTCAGAGCACAATCTTTTGCAAGTTACTTGAGTGGATCTAGAAGATATCTGCAATTAGATCCATCATCTGTAGGAGTCTTCGACTTTATTAGAACAGGCACAACAGAGTCGGCTGATGCAATCAGACAAAACTGGATAGTTGTTGCAACAGATAGACTGACAAACACCACAATAAACAATGGTGATATTATTGATTTCACCACAGGCAGCAGAACTATTGCCGTTGATTCTGACAAGAATGGTGTCTATCTAACATGCCCAGACCTTGCACCATTCGCCGCAACAATTTATGCCAAGTTGTCCGTCACAGATGGTAACGATACAAACTATGTACTGAAAACCAAAACATTGGTTACTGCAAACACAACAGTAGCAAGCTCTGCTGGGCCAGATGGTGTTGTTAATGATACCTATATTGACTTAACAAATGGTCAAATCTGGATTCCAACGGCTGGTGTATTAAGTTATGGAAACAACCAGAAGTTATATGTTTCCGATGTTAAAAGAATCGTCAAGATCATTGACACAAATGGTGTAACACCAAATACGGAACTGTTGACAACAGGCACCGATATCACATCTTACTATACATTCAATGATGGTCAGACAGACAATTATTATGGCCACTCATACATCACATTGAAACCAGGTCGTCAGAAACCCGTTTCATTGTGGATATTGTTTGATCACTTCAGTCATTCTGGTGGTGATGGTTACTTTAGCGCACAGTCTTATACAAACGTTGGCTTTACCGACAGACCAAAATATTATGCAGGCAACGGCACATTGTATGATCTGAAAGATTGTTTAGACTTTAGACCTGCTGTGTTGAATGGCCAAGGCAACTTTGTATTCAAATACAAAATCACACCAACAAGCACAAACAATTCTGGTTTCTTTATTCCATCAGACTTGAGTGCATTTACATCCGATTATGCATACTACCTAGGAAGAAAAGACATACTTGTGATTGGTAAAGACAAGGGCATAAGATTAATTGAAGGTGTTCCAGATATTAATCCTGTTTTCCCTAGTCAACCAGAAGGTTCTATGTTGTTGGCCAAAATTTCTTTGGATCCATACACCGAATACGTGACAGGTCAAACAACAACTGGACAAGTTGCAAACATCAGTGTTCAACCAGTACTACACAAACGTTGGGCATTCAAAGACATTACAGATTTACAGACACGTGTTAACAATCTGGAATACTATACTTCATTGAATTTGTTGGAACAAAAAGCCACAAACCTACAGATACCTGACGGAAATGGTTTAAATCGTTTCAAGAATGGTATCTTAGTTGATGATTTTTCAACCTTTAGTGTTGGTGACACATTTAATCCAGACTTTAGTGCAGCAATTAATACAAGATTGCAATACTTGACACCTGCAATATTGGTTAAAAACTATCCTCTACAGAATCAACAATTGTTAAGTGTTGGTGGTTTCAAAGGTTTGTCAAATACAGCCACCACAGGTCTGTCATACAAACCAACAAACTCGGATATTTCTCCACTTTATACTCTAAAGTATACGGAAGAAATAATTGCAAGCCAACCTTTGGCGAGCAGAGCAATTGCAATTAATCCTTTTGCTGTAGCAGATTCGGTTGGTACACTGACTCTGACTCCACCAATGGACAATTGGATTGACAATACAGCACAACCTGATTTGTTATTCATTGATCCAAACCTGAAGATGTATCAACCATCAAGTACCTCAAACTTACTTGAAGGCAATCCAACTCTGGCTGTTGGTGACTGGCAAACAATTCCAGGAACAGAAACAACAACCACAAAAACACTAACAGAAACCAGCACAGATGAATACGGTAATCAGTATTCTTCTTCTTATAATGCAAACGTCACAACTGTAGACAAACAAAACATCTACACCTACGGTTATTGGTCACAAACATATTCTGTTGAAGGTAATTATATTACCAACGTTTCTCTGTTGCCTTACATCAGAGCACAACAGATTGCTTTCAGAGCAACAGACATGTTGTTTAATACAACAGTTAACGCATTCTTTGATGAGAAACGTGTCTCACGTTTAATCAGAAAACCAAACATTATTGAGTTGAGATCTGTTTCCGGAACATTCAAAATTGGTGATACAATTGGTTATGTCGTGAGTTCAATCTTCACAAAGACTGGTATCATTTCCGATATTTACAAGTATGCAAACGGCAACGTTCGTCTGTATGTGATTGGTGATGTTGGCACCACAAATTATGGTGCAATTGTGAGAAACGGATTCTTTAACACATCTGGTGTATATCAAAATAGTACAGCAAGTGGCACATTGGTTACACTAACTCACTATTCTGGTGCATTTAGAGCAAACACAAATACAGCAAACACTGTAACACTTGCAACAACAGCATCTTCTAGCAACACTGCTTATGTTGGCCAAGAGTTCTGGATTGTCAATGGATCAGAAGCAAGTGTGCTTTCGATACCTATCGGTCAAAAGGCAACAGTTTCAAGTTACAACGGCGTAACTAAAGTGGCAACACTGAATAGAAATATAATTGCAAAAACTGGAGAAACTTACTCCATTGGACCTATCACAACAAACGAAGTTGGTTCTGTGTCTGGTGTGTTCAACTGTCCAGGTGGTTACTTCCATGTTGGCGAAAGAACGATGAAGATTGATAACAGAATTGTTTCTGAAGGTATAACAGACTTCTTCTACAACAAAGGTACCGAAACCACTTCAGCTGAGGCAACTTTCTTTGCACAAGGTCTTTCTACAACATCTCAGCAAATTAATTACTCTGCAAGCGTATCTGGCCAAGCCAACACAGTTACAACCATCAAAACAGTTAATGATTATGTTACAAATACTCAAAGAATTGCTAGTGGTGGTGGTGGCGGTTGTTGTGTTATCTCTACAGCAATGGCTGACATGGGTATTTGGTCGAAAGATCAGAAGTTTGATCTGATCGAATGGTGTGAAAAGTATCTACACAACAAGACACTTGGTGAATGCTTCCGCCGTGGATATCAAGTGATTGGTTCTAAGGTTGCTGTGCCGTTGTTGAGAGATCAAGGCATTATTGGTAAGATTTTAAGACCTTATGGCAATTGGGCATTCACCAACGGCACAAACATGGTTCGTGGTAAGAAGTTCTCATGGTTGTCTGTACCCAACTCTCTAGTTTGGATTGCAGGTTTCATGGCAGTTGGTGCAGTTGTTACAACAAAGTATGCGAACAAGTGCTGGAAAAAACTGTACGAATAAATTATGGGACTAAGCGTAGCTGAATATTTCGCACAAAAGGAGGCATGTGCCTCCTGTGTGGATCATGGCACCGAAGAACATTGTGTTACCACATTGTTGAGTAGAAAAGAAAATTGTTTTGTTTATA